GTAATCACCATCATCATATTGACCGTATTTACTGTAGTTGTTCCAAATTTTTACGCCCCTTGCAACTCTCGCCGCTTGTGCTGTCTGCGTATCGCCTCTTGCGATAGCTTGTTCGATTACCTTTTTATAGTCAATATCTTCTATCGGATTGCCGTTATCATCAAAGAATGGATTTGAGGAATATTGCATACCCTTAGGAATTTGACCTGTAACTTGTGCTGTTGTTGCGCCACGTGATACTTTACCGTTAAGTACAGTTTCATTTCTTTGTACTTCGTTATTCTTTGCTGTTTCGTCTCTATTGAACGCATTATCGATTTGAACACCCATATCGGATAGGATTTTTCGTGCCTGTTCAATTTTTTGTGTTGAATTATAAGCGTTTTGCACCTTTGCATTATACGCGTCCAATACATTCTGTTGTGCCTGTGAGTACAGCGCCGCTTGTTGTCGCATTGCGTTTGCGGCGCTGTAACTGTCAACATTACCGCCGTTTGAGGCTGTACCTAAAGCAAGCTGATTATTTCTTCCCTGTATAGCTGATAGATTATATTTACCAAGTATTGCTTTTGCCTCATCGGTAGAGAATGGATTTGTTTTAACCATATCCATATAATCTTTATAGTCTTGTCCGTATGTTTTCATCAAGTTATTATAATGGTCGAATAGATTACTTTGCTGTTGACCTACAAGGCTTGATGTGGTTTGACTTTTGCCTGTGTCTTGAACATAGTTTTTAAAAGCATTATCAAGCGTACTGTTATCCCAATAAGATACCCCATTTGAACCTACTGCCGACGGCTTACCTATGTTTTTACCGCCTAAGCTAACCTCACCTGTCGTATCGTTATATTGAAGTGCATTGTCTATATCGCTTTGACTTAAACCGTACTTTGAGCCTAAGCCGTAAAAATACGGTCTAATCGCACTTTTACCGCTCTGTGCAAAGTAGTCATTAACATACTTCTTTGACGCGTCATATCCGCTGTTATAAAGCGTGTCGGCAAGCTTTGTGTCGCCATTTTCACGCATTTGTCCGTAATAGTTTTGTGCCTCGTTTGCTATTTGTGCCGTTTTCTTTGTATCACCCTCTGCATTTGCATTAAGCCAATTACCTTTTAGCCGTAATATTGTATTTACGGCGTCTTGCGTATTATATGCCATTCGTTTTACCTCCTTATGCTATTCTTCTTGCACCGACATAGTCGCTACGTCCTGATAAATTGCTGATTTTAACGACATCGCCTGTCTTTGGTGCTTGTATGTACTGTCCGTTACCTACATAAATTCCGACGTGTCCTGGAGCTGACGTACTACCGCCCGAACCTCTGAAAAATACAAGGTCGCCCTCTTGCAAGTTATTCTTGCTTACAGCTTGCCCTACATTTATTTGGTCGTATGTTGTTCGTGGTATATCAATACCGCTTGCTTTCGCCGCGAGTTGTACAAGACCGCTACAATCAACACCACTTGACGAAGTACCGCCGTATACATATGGTGTTCCCAAATACTGCTTTGCCGCCGCAACAATCTGCCGTCCTTTGGAAGAACCGCCTGACGAAGTGTTTGAATTGTTCGCATAACTCAATCTGTTTAGATAACTTCTTGATGAATTGCCTGACGAATTACTTGTATTTGAACCGCTTACGCCCTTAGCTGTGTTGTATAGTTTTCCCATAATAGAACTTACCTGTGTCGCCCAACTGCTATCTATTGCCCCGCCGTCTGTGTATGCATACCCCATTCCTTTCGGATTGTTACCTGTACCTGCTGAATTAATTGACTTTGCACCATACCCATTGTAGTATGTTTTCATAAATTCAGTCGCAAATTGAGTAGCACCCTGTGACATCTGACCGTATCTATGAGCGTTGCCCTCAGGATTAACATTTGTAGCACCGTAACCCCAAATATTATTGGTTTTCTTGGCTATGTTTGAAGTACCCCAACCGCTTTCCAAAGCACCGATACCGAGTATCGCCAAAGCACTCATACCTGTTGTTTTTTGAGCATTGTATATACCTTCTGCGTCACTTGTTGATATGACCGAACTGCGATTAAAGTGCTTTTTAATGATTTCAGCTATTTGTGCTGTTGATAGTTTCGGAAGTTGCGTTGCTACATCAAGACTTCCAAGCGACGAACTGTCAAGATTTCCGTTAAAACCAACATTATCATCACCGTTTGAATTAATAGTACCACTGCTAAGAGCGGTACTATTTTCATTTTGAGTAGAATTTGATGAATTTGACATTGTGTTTGTTGGTTGAATACCTGTTGCTTGTGTTATCCATTCTCTAACCTTATCGCTTGTCGCACTACTGTTTACAATCGGCTTATAATCAGCCATTTTATTTATAACCTGTCCGTCTCTTTTGCTGATGAACGGATTAAAGGAATTTATGTTCGGTGCCGTTGTTGTGTTTTGCTTTCCGTACAATGTATCAATTTTGTTTTTTAATTGATTACTCTGTTGTTGTGAATCAAAATTAAAAAGGCTGTTTACCTTGTCAAACCCATAGTCATTTACTCCTTATCAAATCTTGATTTTTATAAGTCCTGCAACAAATTTAACTGCACGATATACAACAACACATACCCATAATTTTGTATTGTTTAGGTTAAGGTGCGCGTCGTCTGCGCCTGATACAATACCGTTATCCAAACACCACTGAACAGGCTTATGCGCCCATTCAGGCATATTACTGTCAATGCAATCGTAAATCATTTCTGATTTATCTGCCTTTTTCTTATCCAACTCATTAATTTTGCTAAGTAGTTCCTCATATTGCGTCATATTCAATTCCTCCTTGTTTGTTTTATCCTTTGTCGCTTGTCCTGTAATTCCTTTAAAAATCGCTTTTGCAAACTCTGTCGCACCGATTTTCTTGTATTTATTTGCGTCCTCTGTATCTACAAAACACACTTCAACAAGCATAGCTTTCGCGTCACTGTGATGTACCACATACAGCTTAGAGCCGTCTTTAATACCTCTGTTTTTAAAACCCAATTCACTTATCGCCTTGCAAGTATTTGTTGCCTCATCAAACTTTTTGCCGCCGTAAGTCCACACCTCTGTACCTTGCCCACCGCCACTGTTAAAGTGAATTGATACAAACAAGTCAAGTGACTGTGAATTTGCCATATCAACTATCTGTTTTAAATTTGAACTTACTGTCGGTGCGTAATCGTTTGTACAGTCATATACTGTATGACCTGCTTTTTTAAGTAAATCTTCAAGTGCATAACCGACATTTCGTGCCTCCACGCTTTCGTCTATGTAGTCTACCGCGCCACAACCAACTTGTCCGCTTACGGTATGTCCACAATTAATTCCAATGCGCATAAATTACCACTCCTTTACCGTCATATTTTTCCACTTCTTGTACGCGTCAAAATATATCTCGTTTTTATCGCCGTTGTATGTAATTTCATAATACATTCCGTCCGATACGGTTGTTGACGCTAATGCTTTAAAATTCTGTAGCGTCTTACAGCTCCAAACGATATATACATCGTCTGCGGTGATTTTCTTACCGTCTGTCACATCAACATTATTGTTAAAATAATTTGCGATTAATGTTTTTACTGCATTTATAAAAATTTTATCCGTCATATTCAATCACTCCTTTTCGTTATTTACTTCCGGCAATCCCGTCGCAACTGATGTCAGCAACGACAGTACGCCTGCCAATGCCGCCGCTGACGCAACCATTACCCAGTTGACGTCACCCAGTACGGCGGCCGTACCGATTGTCGCAATCGCTGTCTGTGCAATCGTCTTGATTGCTCTTATTCCTGCCGCTTTAAACCATTCTTTCATTTTTACATACCTCCTAATTTTAAAATACTAAAAACCCAACATTTTAACAAAATAACCTATCAAACCGCCGACTAATGCCGTAATAACAGCAGTAACTACTGTTTCATATCGCTTGTTAGGTTTCTTTTCGATTTCGTCCACACGTTCCGTTATATCGTTCACATCTTCACGCATTGCCTTTGTTTCTGTGGCTATGATGTGGACGCTTTCGGTCAGTTTGTCCAACGTATCAATTCTGTGGTGCGCCGACTTGGTGGACTGCTCTACGGCAGTCAGACGCTCCCACACTTCTTTTTCATTTTCCATATTAATCCTCCATAATCTCTCGTTTTTCTGCTTTCGTTATATCTCCCGCCTTGATGAATATGTCAAGGTGTTTCTCTTTGTAAATACCCATTTGATAGTACTTCTTGATTAACGCTTTATTCACCGCCAACACCTGCCTTTAACTCTGCAATCTGTAGTAACAGCATTGCATTGATTTCGTCCTGTGACATTGTTTCGTCACCGCTCATAACAGACTGAACGTGCTGTTTTAATTCCGACATACTGTCAAATGTTTTCGCCTGTATCTGCTCCAACTGTTCAGCTGTCGGCTGTTCAAATGTTATGCCCGTATGCTGAATTTTTGCGATTTCTACATTCATATCAAAATCTTCTTCGCTTTCAGCAAATTTGCTGTTTACAACACTGCGTTTAATTCGCAGTATGTCGCTGTCAGTTCGTATTCCGTACACCGTGCCGTCAATTTCAACACCGCGTTCATAGAAATACGCTGTTCCGTTTTTCATATAAAATTTGTACATAATGACCTCCTTAGCTCCACGATGTTACGTTACCCTCGACAACGCACGTATCGCCGAATGTTCCGATTGATACGGCATTTGTCACGTTATTTTTGACTACTGTTTTACCGTCGCTGTATATAATTGAAAAATCTGCATTTGCCGTTACGGACGCCGTTGTCCTAAATATATTATCTGCTATTAACGTCTTACTGCCGGCTGATATTAGATTACATTGTCCCGACGTAGGACTGGCGGCAATCTGCATATAATTCCCGTTTATAACGGCATAATTTCCGCATTCGATAAAATCAATATATTCTGCATTGATTTTTACATTTGATATTCGGTTTCCGCTGATTAATGCAATTCCAGTGTATATAAATGGGCTTTTTGCGTTCTGCGTAATTGTTGTAAATTCATTGTCCGAAATTTCACCACCTATTTCGATACTGCAATCAGTAAACGTTTTAAATATATTGCCTACTATTTTTTTATCTATATCAATACTGCAATTTGTAAAACCGGACATATAATTGTTTACAAATATAACGGTTGACGCCTGTAGCATATATCCTAACGATTGTTCTTTTTGCGTGAAATTCAAAAATTTGTTACCCATAACAAACGAATTGCCTGCGATTTTTATTTCGTATGTCAAATTATTTGCCGGTGCACCTGCGAACGTATCTATGACGTTGTTCAAAAACAGAACGTTGCTCATTTCAAACGTTGATACACCAAATTGATGTGTACCAAATATATCATAGAATGTACAGGATATTATCTGTGAACTACTTTGCGCTGATAATACTGTCGGATTTACTGTGTCCGCCGTTACAGTGTCCGTGTCCTCTGTAAATTTTACATTTTGCATTTTAGCGCCTTCCGGCAGATGAAAAACATATTGTTTTGCGACAGGATTTGTGTTTTTGAACATAATTGTATCGCACATCGAACCGTCTAACGTCATTCCGCCTTTCAACGGAATTGCCACACCGTTATTAGTTCCCGTCATTCCGTAACCCGACTTCATATTTGCATTTGTAATAACGCACAATTCACCTACAGGATATATAATACTTTTATACGGCGCACTATCTATCGCCGCCTGTAACTTTAATTCGTCGTGGTCGCCGTCACACACGACAAATATTTGATTTTTTGAAATGTCTGTAACTGTTTTATCAATTTCGGTGATTTTTGTTGTATTGGCAGTAATTTTTGATGTATTTGCGTTAATATCATCACGTAATATCGCTACACATTCATCATCATAACAAACAGCCGACTGTATTAATGTTTTCTGTTCACACACATTGCCCGTCGGGTCACCGTTTGTATAAAAGTTATCCGATACAATTCGGAATGAAATTGATTTAATTTCTTTTTTTACAGGGATTTCAATTTTAAATTTTGTTGTTTTATACGTTTCTGATGTGCCGTTTATCGTGATTGTTTTATCACCTGTATCGGTTGCTGTGTAATATGACTGTCCGAACCTTTCTGTTGTTGTATCAGTGTATGTAATCAATACGTCTGTTTCGCCTATATTCAAACCGCCGATGTCGCAACCGTCCCCTGCTATATGACGTGACGCCACATTGAATGTCAATTCTAATGCGGTTTCCGTTTTCGGTTTACGGCGGAAATTATCAACAACAAAATTGTGATACAAATACGTTCCGTTTTCAAACGAACCCGAATATGACAAATACTGTACACCGCTGTCGTCAGTGACTAATTTGTTGTCACTGTTGACGTATTTAGATAAATCATAAAACAGGTTATCCGTTGTCAGTTCAGTATTTATATCTGCTATTTTTGCTTTCAACTCGTCGTCCGCCGCCTGTCGGTCCGAAATTTCAGTACTGATTTTTTCATTCAGTGAATGCTCTGCACCCTCTCTGTCTGAAATTTCAGTTGTCAGTTTTGTTGAAATTTCATTGACCGCCGCCAAAAATGAATTTTTATTATCGGTTTTTAGGTCATTTAGGCTACTGATACCGTAAAAAATATGCGATAAATGATACATTTTTGTAATTTTCGCTGTTTGATATTGAATGTTTATTTCGGCGATAGCGTCAGCGTCAGTCGGCGAACAATCTATATCTACAACATCAATATCCAATTTACCTGTATTAGGCGAATATGCTATAGCGACATACTTATCGCCGTGGTCCTCTTCCGATTTGCCACAATCAAACGTACCTATTACATCTACCGCAGGCATTGGGCTACCGTTCAATAGGATTTTTGAATGTACCGTTTCGGCAGGTATTTTAACTGTACCTGTATCGTAGGATGTGATGTTTATTACAAAATCAGATGTAGTCAATGTGTGCGTGATTGTATGTTTTGTCGTTTCATCAGTGCCGTACAACTCTGTTTTGTCAGCCTTTTTGCTGTCTGCTGTCTGTCTTTCGGTGATTTCGGCTGATATTTTCTGTTGTAATTCACTGTCGCCCGTCTGCCTGTTTTTCGTTTCATCATTAATATTTTTTTGCAATGAACTATCCGCACTTTCCCTCGCCTTGGTTTCGGCGGTGATTTTGTCTGCCAAACCTACATCAGCGTTGGTGCGTTGCGTGATTTCTGTGTCCAATTTGTCGGACAGTGTGTTGTGGTCGGTTTGAATTGCCGTGAAATTATCACGAACAATCTTCCACCAATCCTTTAACAGCGTTTTTCCGCTAAAATTAAAATTTAATTTCATTTTATCATTCCTTTCTAATCGTAATTGATTGGGATTTCATTAAAAAAACACGCCGTAAGCGTGCTATGGTGGTATTCGTCTGTACATTATGTCACCTCATTTTTGGTACGAAAAAAGCACCCGCCATTTGGCAAGTGCTTTTAGCATAAGAATAATATTGACAATTCCAACATTATTCGTTATAATGGAAGTATAAAGAGGGTATCCGCTTTAAAGGCGGTTTGTCCGTATGTATAAGTTTAAATAACCGTCTACATTTGGAACTTGTGGGGCGGTTATTTTTTTATGTTCTTTACCAATTCAATGAGTGATACTATTATAAGTAATGTCACAACCATTTCGATAATGTCCATAATATCACCCCCTATTTAGAGAGTGACAAACCGCCCATATAGCTCCTCTTACTTCCGTTTACTATACTATCATATTTTGTCGTTATTTGCAAGATTTTATCTTTTACTTCAACAATGGCTCTATTTCATCTACAAATTGGTCGTACGGGATAACTTCATCTGAATCCATAACCGTTGTTTTGCCCGTATAAATCACATTATCACCGCTTACGGCTTTAAATGTTTTTGTATCGTAGTCGTAGTCAAATTTATATCCTGCGTCTTGAATTTTAGTTGCTACAAAATTAATCAACGCATAGTATACACCGTCTTTTTGAGTAATGAAAGCAGAGTCGTTTATATACTCTGTCGGTGGAGTGTATTTACTTGTAACTGCCATGTTATCAACTTCTTTCTTTTCTGATATTGTGGCGGTGCTTGTTTGGGTATCATACTGTACGTCTTTTCCTAATGCTTCACTTACCGCCCTTATCGGCAAGTATGTCGTATCATTGTATAAGAAATTATCGGCTTGTACTTCTTTACCGTCTACAACAACCTTTATTGTATTCGGTAAAACATTTATATTTTGCCATACGTCAGCCGCATATACTCCTGCACACGATATAACACCCATAACGAGCATACCACATATAAAACTTTTAATATTCCCTTTCATAAAAAATACCTCCTTTGTAATACCTAAATTGTACCACAAAGGAAGAATTTTGTAAATATTTTTTATGAAATACTCGTTATAAGACCGCCTGAAACAGTAACCGTTTTTCCGTCTGCCGTTTGAAATGTTCCGCTTGCTCCCTGTTCAAACTTCCATTTATTTTTGCCGACTGTCGTACCATTGCCCGAACTAAGTATGTCCAATCCGTACGTTCTTAACAAAATTCCCGATATAGCGTTGTATATTTGAAAAATACATTTATTATTGTAGTATAAATTAAAATCAGTATATCTCATATCGTTGCTACTCGGTGCATTACACCACAAGCCGTATCTGTTGCCGGCAGCGTCGTAACTTTGAATACCGTTCTTATCTATAACTGTTCTTGCCTTTTTGTCTGTGCCTGTGGCAAATACACCTGTTATAGTAACATTACCGTCATCGTCCATTTCAATGGTTTTCTCCGACAACTGATTGAATATCTGAAAAACGAACGCACCGTCCATATTGCCGAGGTTTATTCTTCGTCTGCCCTTATTATCTTCGATATATAGCAAATCGCCGTCTAACAACAACTTTTTATTATCTGATTCAACGGGATTTTGTGTGCTGTTCAATGTACCGTGAAAATAGCTTGTTTTCAGCTTATTCGCTCTACCGGAGTTTTTCTGAATAGTTTTAATCAACTTACCCATATACCACGCATGGTAATACGGATTTGCTAACGTCGGCTGACCTATTGTTACTGACGGCTGTTTTGCGCTGTATGGGTAATACGTCATTGATACAATTCGCTGTTTATGTTCGATATTATCTTCAAAAACATGTACTGTATCACCCAACGCAATTTTATAAAAATCACCGTACTCGGCAAGTTTATTCAAATCAACCACGTCACCCGTGATTGTCAGTTGAGGGCGGTCAAGTCTAAAATCGTTACCCTCGCCCTTTAAGTCCCACTCACCAAACGCCTTTAGCTTTTCGGGGTCATCATAATCGCTATAATCTCGGTACGCCTCACGAATACCGTACTTCTCGATACCCTCTTTACTGTCAATGTACGGCTTACCGCCGTTTACAGATGAAATCGTCAAATCGTCCTTGCCGTACATATACAGTCTTGTCGTCAGCTCTTGCGTGTTTCTCTCGACAGAAAGACTTGTCATATTCTTCTTTATTGACATTCTCACTCCGTTATCCTTACCGATACGCTCCACAACCGCAAATCGGTAATTGTCATAATATATTTCACCCCTGCCGTAAGCCTCTATGACGTTTTGAATTACGTCATAAGTATTTATCTTATCAGTCGGGTAAAAGTCGATTTTAACGCCGTCGGCGCCTATTCTCGTCATACCCATTTCCTTAAGTTCACTGTCGGGTATAAGCTCAAACTTTGTATCGGCTATCGCAAGTTTTATAACGTCGTACGGGTCAACACCTATTGTTGATTTTGTCACGTCCGTATCGTTGCCGATTGTCGGCAAGTGATGATGAAGTGCGTCATCATATAATATTCGGTTAGCCTTAACCGTCATAATTCTTGAACCGCTGTAATTCTTTTTCACAAGTGTAATTCTGTACGCCTGTCCCTCAACGGATACTATACGATTTTCTTTTATAAGCTCCGCTTTTTCGTCTTTCATAGGGTACTTAAAAGAAACTGTGTGCGTTTCCTGCAATCCCTCGAACACCGCCACTTCATATGCCTTGTTAAGATACGCAAGGCAACCACCTGTGAAGTCTGTTTCGTCCCATTCGTGTAATTTAAAAGCCATATTATTCACTCCATTTCATATTGTCAAAATCTACGTCGTACAAAAATTTAGGCGTGTAATTTATCTGCACGACACCGCCACCCGTTACCGTTATCGTGTTATCCAATGCAGGAGCAAGTTCAAAAAACTCACCCTCTGCATACGTCATAAGGCTTGTATTTCCGCTATAAACTATTTCTTTTTCGCAGTCGATAACTATGTCACCTGTGTATTTAACAGTGATACTCTTACCGTTATTGCTTATGGTAAACGGACTTTTTGCACCCGTTACAGTTATAATCGGTTTGACGTGTACATCACCGATATTTGGTATGTTTTTGTATGTGCCGCTACCGTTCAATGTCAAATACTCGTCTTGACCTATTGGAATTTCGGTATCAAGTGAAATATCGGTGTCAAGGCAAGGTCCGTTCAGAGCGTCAAATATAAGCTCCGAGAACGGCTCCGCCTTATACGTCACTGACAAAACGGCTTTTCTGCCGTCGTGTTCGGGTGTATATGACACGCTGTCCATTACCCTTACATTCCATTTAACAAACGGCATATCGTTAAAAATAAGCGTGCCTTTGCCCTTAAACCAACGGCTTATAGCGGTTAGCTTTTTGTTTAATTCTTCGGTACTGTCCGCACCGATGTTAAAATCAATCTGAAATTTTCGTGTATTGAAATATTCGTGACCCGACACGTCAGTAAAATCATATTCACCGTCTGTTTCGTCGGCACTTATGGTAAACTCCTTTACCTGTGGAAATACGGGACGGTCCTTTGTTCTGACCGTCACTCGCTTAAAATCCGTTGTATTTTTGCCGTTAAATTCAAAACCGTTACGCATATCTTTCCTCCTATAATCCTACGTATTTGTTCAATGCATCTTGTTTTTCTTCCGGTGTCATTTGCATGAAGTTATTTATGATCTTCCTGTTGTCGCTCATCGAATTATTTTCAATTTTGAAACTATCGAATTTGTCAAGCAGTCGGCTTAGCAAACTTTCTATATTACCGCCTGTCGCCGAAACCTTATCGGTTATTGTTGCCACGTATGCAGATATGTTGATGTCGGCATTTTGCAATCCTGTAAGAATGTTTTTCTTGCCGTCCTCCATTTGCTTGTATTCAGCCTCAAGACTTTCAATAGTGGCATTATTCTCTTTCTGTAGTTGGTACAATTCTTCATCACGTTGCAACTGTTTCATTTGTTCCTGCAACTCTTTGTACTTCTGTTGCCCCTTATCAGTAACTGAATTTGCGTACACATCAAGTTGTGCCTGTACCTCTGACATATCTGTTTTGCGATCCTGTACGTCCCAACTGTCACGAAGTTCTTGCTCTTGCTTTGAAAATTCGTCTTTGACATTTGAAATATAGTCTTGTTGCTTTTGGAGCAGTTCGTCAACCGCACTTGATTGCGACTTGTACAGTTCCATACTGTACTTGTTTGTGTCGTCAATAAATTCCTCAAAACTGATTTTACCCGCATTGTAAAACTCTTTTACTCGGTCAATTTTGCGTTTTAGAAAATCTTCCTCACTGTCACCGTACTTATCCCAATCATCATATGTACTTCTTAACTCCCGCCAAGCGTCTGCGTCCTTTTGCCATGCCGAATACTCGTCAGCATTCTTTCGAGCCACTGCGTCATAACGTTTTTCTTCAAGTGCCTGCTTTTCCTCGACGTATTTTTGATAATTGATAACGTCATTCGCATAAAATTCTTCAAGACGTTCCGCCTCTCTGTCGATACCTGCAATGTAGTCGTCTATCGACATATTGTGATACTTTTGCTGATGTTCAAGCCAACTGTCCGAGTAGCTTTTCATATCGTCGTAAAGCGTTTCGCCTGCGTCCGACACGTTGTCAACATAATCGTCCCAAGTGATTTTTGCGTCTTGTAAATCTTGATAATTTCTGTCTTTTATACGTTTGAAAGCGTCAAGCGGTGTGTCACCGTTATCGCCCCAATCGTTTATAGCACTGTGCTTTTCGAGGTATGCCTTTGACTGTTCGTTAAACTCTTGTGTCTGCTTCTGCATAATAGAGAATATTTGTTCCTCTATGTCGGCAATATCCTTGTCATTCGACTTGAATTTTTCTTGAAATTCTAACCACTTTTCAAGTTCTTGTGCGGTCGTTACTGCGTGCGTTTTGGTGTAATGCGTCCAATCGTCCTTAGCTGATGTAAACGCGTCCGAATTGTCTTTTCCTGTTGCGTAATGCGGTATACCCATACCGTTCATTATCGCCTTGGTTTGTGACGCTGTGTACACCTTTGCACCCTTTGACAACGGCAATACTACGTCCTTGCCCTGCGGTATAAATGCACGTCCTTTGTCAACGATTAATTCTCGTGGGTCAGATATACCCTTTTCATCATTAACCATTGCCAAACCGCCCTCAAAATTTTGTGTACCTTTGGCTTTTTTGGCTTTTTTTACGAACATTCCCGAACTGCCAAACTTGGCCGCTGGAACATTTTGATTACTCAATCCACCAACTTGAACCGTCTGAACGGTCAGTGTTACTGTTTTATCTTTTACGGTATCTAAATTAGCCTTTGCGCTCTCAACGCCTGCTGATGTGTTATCCTGTGCTGTGATTTCTGTATCGTGTGTTGTAGGAATCAGATTTATTTTGCCTGTGGTTAAATCAATAACGCCGATAGCCTCGCCGTTTTCGGCAATTAGTTTCGCCGTTCCGGTTGTACCGTCATATTCGGCTATTTTGTATTCTGTATTATCTATTGTTGCAATGGCGGGTGTTCCGTCTGCTGTAAACATGACCTCACACTGTTTGCCGTCAAGTTGTTTTGTCTTTTTCTCGACATTATCAACACCGTCTGTGTTGCCCTCTGTGTCAACAGTTACAACAAACTGTTTGCCCTCCAGTTGTCGAACTTTGGCGGTCAAATCATCAACTACTTCAAATCCGTCTGCGGTTATCTTGATACGTTTTTCATTCGGTATCAGTCCCATAGCACGCGACATTTCGGTCAACTTGTCCGCTGTCATATCAATACCTTGCTGACTTCCCTCGGACATCATATCCTTTAATATGCCGTTTATATCGCCTTTTTCAATGGCTTGGCTTACGCTGTCAAATCCGTTTTTAATTAACGCAGTACCCTCAACGATTTCCTCGGTCGTCAATCCCATTGTTTGACCTGTTTCATTCATTTTCTGAACTACATCATCAATTTTGCCCCTATTAACTGCGTCCTGCATATTGGTACATTCGGTATTTAACAGACTGACACCGACAGCAGTTTCAGCCGACGACGCACCGAACTCCGTCATTGAACGAATATAGTCATTAATCACGCCGTTTAATGCTGTACCGTCACCGTTTGCCGCCTGTTCCCACGCTGTAGATAGATTATCTATGCCGTTCATAGCCAACGCCGCCGACTGCGCATAACGGTTCATATCCAAATCGGCATTTTTAACTAACTCACCGACACGCTCTAAGTTCTTCTGTACGCCCTCTGAATCGCTTTCTTTTGCGGACATTCCGATTAAATCTATACTCTGCGTTGCCATTTCTTCCGAAATTGAAATATATTCGTTGTACGCATTTGTCAGATTATTTATTTTTTTAGTTAAACCCTCGTATTCGTCGCTTTTGGTTTTTAACCCATTTAGTCCGCCGTTTGTATCAGTACCGCCATTAATTAGTTGTAGTAAATTGGCAACCTGCGTTTGACTGTCAACCGCCATTCCTAATTGTTCAGCAACTTCAGTTGTAAATCCTAATTGTTGTGCGACACCTTGCAGTCCCTGTTTGTATTTTTCAATATCGTTTGAATTTTGATATTCATTTCGCAAATCAGCCATTGTCAGCTTTAACTCTGCATATTCGTTTCTTGCTTTCAGCGCGGCTGACGCCTGCGCCTCAAGGTTGCTTTTGTCCGTCTTATAGCTATCAAATTTCGGTTGTAAATCTGACAGTTTATTCATCTGACTGTATATGTTTTCAGTCAGTTCAAGTTTGGACATATTTTTTACGGTTTCAACCGTTTCTTCCAAATTAGAATTATCTGAATTGATTACAAGATTGTATTCTTGTGATAGCATTTCTTTGATTTCTTCTAATTTACTTTTTGCATTGTCAACCTGTTCTTGACTGCTTTCAGGACTTTCAATCACCATTTTCAGCGCTTTTATCTGTGTTTGCGCCTCATTTAGTGCCTTGTATTTTTCAATACTTTCTTTTACTTTTTCGTTGCCCTCTGCCAGTCCGTCACTCCATTTATACTGTGACTGATACCATTTATCGTATGCAACTTTTCCTACTATAGCCGCTGTAGCAATACCGGCAACAGCTAATGCGGCAGGACCTGCCGCCGCACCGATACTTGTCAATGTCGGTGCAAACTTCGCCAATGCTCCGCCTGCTGAAAATGCCTTCTTTAGGTTTCCGACTGCCTCAACGGTATTGCCCGCCCATTTGATTAGTCCGGTCGAACCTTTTGTTATTGCACCCAAAGCAATGACCGTAGCACCGGTATTAACAACAACTTTCTTTTGTTCGTCTGACATTTGCGACAAACCTTTTGCGAAATTAGCTACTGTGGTGCTTGCGTCTTGTATTGACGGTAACATTGTTTCGCCGATACTTCTCGCCGCCTCAATAATATTGTTTTTTGTGTTCGCCAATTTTGATGCGGTCGTTTCATTCTTTGCGTTAAATTCTTCTTGCAATGCCGTATTTTCTTGGTATGCGGTGTTTGAACGATTAACACTCTCTGTTACTAAATCATAACCGTTGACTAATGCCATCATTGCTTGAATGTCCTGCGTATTGTTTATACCCAAATCGTCCAATGCTAATGTTAGGTTCTCGGCAGACTGCAATCCTTTCAGCAGTCCGTTAAATGCACCGGAGCTGTCAGTATTCCACTGCTCTTTAAACTCTTTCGCACTCTTACCGCTATACTTTGCGAATTTCGTCAAACCCTCTCCGCCGCTTGCAACGGCTGTTTCTATGGATAGCCACGTACGACCTATCGCACTACCGCCCATTTGTGCCTCAATTCCCAATGAGGACAATGCGGCAGAATAACCCAACACGTCCGCCGCTGACATTCGTACAGATGAACCGTATTTACCCATACGCAATGCCATTGCCGCGATTTCCGATTCTGTTGTCGCACTGTGGTTACCTAAATCGACGATTGCACTGCCGATATTACGGATTTCATTTTGTCCGACACCCATAACATTCTGAAAACGTGCCAATGTTGCGGCACCCTCTTCGCCGACAAGGTTTGTAGCTGAACCCATTTGTGCCATTACTTCCGTAAAGTCGATAATGTTTTCTTGTGATATGCCCAACTGACCGCCCGCCGCCGCAAGTTCGTTTAGTTCAGTCGTTGTTTGTGGTATCGCGCCTCTGCCGTCAATACCTGTTGTTGACAAATCAATAATGCCTTGCTTTATTTTGGCTAACTGTTCCGGTGTAGCGTCAACCGTCTTTTTAACTCCGGCAAAACTGTCCTCAAAATCTATCGCAAACTTCGCACTTGCGACACCGCCCGCGGCAAGTGCAGTCGCCGCATACTGTAACGGCTTAGTTACAGTATCTATGCCCTCGCCTACTTCTTTCCACCGCTTACCTGTATTCTGTAGATTTTGTGCTTGCTCCGCACGTTCAGCGGCTTTTAAACCTTTCTCGTATTCCTCGTATTGCTCCGTTGCTTTTTTGACGGTTGCTTGTGCGTCGGTATATGCCTTTTTACTTCCCGACAATGCCGCCTCTTGCGTACGAATAGAATCGGATATACTTTGACTTTGCTTTGTGTATGCCTCAATCTCGGTATTTACCCAATTCAATGCCTTTTGGTTGTCTTTGTATGCAACACTGTTTTTGTCAAGACCTTTATTCGCCTCTGTCAGCAACCGTTTTTCATTTGAACGCAAAGAAATTTGTTTATCTAATTCCGTTTTCTGCGCTTTCAGTGCCGTAACATTTTTATTTACAGACTTGACGTTATCCTCATACGCTTTTTTTGTATTCGTCAATGCCGTACGGCTTGTTTGCAAGGTGGTTTGTGCGTCTTGCATTTGCTTTTTATATGCCGTAAGACCTTTTGTACTCGTATTATTATTTTTGCTTTGCGTCTGCTCCAATTTTGACAATTCGCTTTCAACACTGCTAATTGTTGCCTCTAAATCCGACGCATCACCTCTTATTCTTACTACTAATTCTGCCGCATCAGCCACTACAAATCACCTCACTACATTCCATAAAACATTTTTAAATACGGGTCATTTCCCGTATATTCTTCTTCCTCGTCCTCGATTATAACTGCAAGTAATAATCTTGGGTCTTGTTTTGCCAAATCATTCGGCAATATACCGTGATATTTCAACATTGTCCCATATAAATCGCTTAATCTTCCTTTTCGGTTGCCTGCTCCGGCAGGCTTTCCTCGTTTTTTCCCGTAAAATCGTCCATAAACCACTTCATAACTTCACGACACATTCTCATTTTTGCTGAAACAGCCGTGTCCAAAATATCTTGTGTCGCCTCTGTACCCTCAAACAGATAGTCAACGGCATCTGCACATACCGACGTAGCCGTTACTTTTTCACCCTCTGCAACGTCCATATATTCTTTTTCAACCAACGTTGCCGCACCGAAACACCACGGTTTTGATACATACTTCTTTTTGTTGTGTACAAATGTTAATACTCTTTGCATTGTTACTTGCTCCTCTCTATACGAAAAAAGCACGCCTTTCGGCGTGCCTTGTCTTAAAGTGCTTTCTTCACCGGATAGTAGTTCATATCCTTAAACCAGTTTTCTTCAAGTTCTGTCTTTGTAACGCCCTCCGGCAAATCGCTTTCGTCAAAGTATGCGTAATAGTTGTTGTCAAAATCACGTTGTACGGCTGTGTATGTAGCCTTTGCAGTTTGCTTTTCCGGTGCACCGCTTGACGCTTTTGTTTTACCTCCGACGTTTGACGCAAAGCTGTATGAACCCTTGTAATATCTCACATAACGGTATGAGCCGTCGGATTTCATAATTCTCCACGCAACACCGAAATAAACTGTTTTTGTATCATTGCCCACCTCAACAACACCGTCTTTTTGTGTCAGTCCACGCCACATTGAATCAACTTCCGGTGGAATATCGGCATTTGTGATGTCGTGACCTAATTTTTCAATGTAGTTTGATGTTTCATACGCACCGTTATCGGCGTCAAAAACATCACTGCCGCCTGCGTCTGTCGGTGCAATTTCGACAGTACCTCTCAAATTATACGGATCGCCATATGTTGCACCCTCTGATGTGTCTGTTAAAACTGCGAAAAATGTGTACTTGTCCACACCTATTGTAGGTAGTGGTTTTCTTTTCTCTGTATTTGCCATAAATCAATCATTCCTTTCTACTACTTTCGTAAATCTCATTGTCCTATGTTTTATACTCTTGTCGTCGGGATTGGGTACGTCCATTGTCATTTCGTGATAATATTCATTATCAGTCAACAATTTATATACCCTCTCCGACAATTCAAAACACGTTTGCGGATAATCGGCGTAAATATCAATCTGAACAGTTGTATCATTCGTAACGACCGTATTGTCATATGACATTGAGCCTTTGTCCGTTAGCGTGTAATATGCTATTGCGGGCAATTTATTAAAATTATCGGGATAAGCAAAACATACACTTACACCGTCTATCTGCTTTAAAATGTCCCGCAATTCCAAACCAATATCAAACACCGTATCACCCTCCCTACGCTAACACAAATACTTCGTATTTGCTCGCTATAACTCGTTTCACGAGTTATACACCTCCTTGAATTTTGCGATTATCTCGCTGATGTTATTTTTCAGTGCAGGTACGAGGAACGGCTGTGGTGCTTGCCCCGACGTTGTGTAAAATCGACCGCCACTGTAATACGTCCAGTGTCTTTTTGACGTATGCGAAACAGATTTATCACCCTTTGAGCCTGTGCCGAATTCGACATAAATACCGTAATCGGCAGTCGGACCGATTGCAACACTGTCACCGTCCACTTGGCTTACGATACTGCCTTTCAATCGCCCTGTTGCAACAGGACAGTTTGCCACTGCGTGCGCTCTTACGACTTCACCCGCCATTGCCAAACCTCGCTGTATTTTATCGCCCGACGCATACTGTGTCAGCTTGTCAACAACGTTCTCTATCCCCTCGATTGAAAAATTCATTTCAGCCTACTCCTTTCGAGCATTGCTACCAAACCGCTGTCCCATTTCTGCACATATGTTATATCATATATGTCGCCGTCATATTCAACCCTGTTACCGACCTTTACGTCGTCTGACATATCGCAGAACATACGCATTTGACATTCTATATCTAAACCGTATTGCTCTCTTGCTCTGCCACCGCTGTACGGTTGTACATCGGCTTTAATTTCGGACAATACAGTCTTTTCGGTTTTACCTGTATAGTCGTCAATTTCATATTCTGCGATTATAACAGTTTTATCGTAAAAATCACTGAATACTGATGTCACTCGGAACACGCCCCTTTCGTTTACGGAACGGGTCAAGGCGTTTATAATAGTTGCTGAAAATCTTGTCATTGTCGGTTTCGGCATATGTGACGGAACGTTCGCCCTCACTTCTGCTCTTGACTACTTCGGGACTTTTACTGTCCCCGTAACCTTTCGCCCTGTACATATCCGCCGCAATCTTCGGAACAAGGCTTTCAAGCTGACGAGGCAGTACATCAATATGACAATACGCCATAATCATATTAACCGTGTCCTCAATCAAAAAGGACAACAAGCTGTCTTGCTCGTCGTCCTTAATTCCCAACAACATTTTTAGTGTCCCCAACTGTTCCATATTATTCACCGCTTACAACGTCGGCACTGCCCGACTTTCTCGCTTTGCCGTCTGCGGTAACTTCCGCAACTGTAATCTTGTGACCGTTTGTCGCAGTGATTTCGTCACCGTTGTTAAACTCTGTCCACTTCGACAAATCGTCGTCATATGCAACGCTTGGAGCGGTGCTTGCGGCAGTCTTGTAAACCAACTTGTGACCGCCGATAGGCTTTGGCGATACCGTAATAACAGTGTTGCCTGTTGTGCCTGCAACCGATTCAACTGTCAATTCGCCAAGTGTCGGAACACCGTTCTTAAATGCGGCAAATGCGTCGTCCTTAACCACAAGGAAACCTAAACGCATAGTAGCTTTGATTGCAACCATATCTTGCTCTGCAAGTGATAGCGGTTTACCGTCACTGTCAAGAGTGCCTTGAAGTGTAGCCTCCGTCAAGATTTCATAGTTGATACCGGCACGCATACCGACAACGGCATACTTGAAGTTACCTGTGATAATATCGGCACGTTTGTTGTCCCACGCCCCGTTACGCACAAATTCGATAGGCTGACCGTACAGCTCACCGCCTGTTGTACCGTTGACATATGCGGGTGCGCCGTTTGCGTCACGCAATTTTCTAAGCATATTCTTAACACCGATACGACCGATAAATCCCGACGGGTCATAGCCGTTTTCTTCAATTATTGACATTGCGTCAGATATAGCAATATCAATATTTGTGTTGTCTATAACAACCATATGCTTGCTGTCTATAGCGTTCATAATGTTTGTCTTGAACGGCGAATTTGTACCGAAAATGCACGCCGCGTCAATCGCTCTGTAGAATGCCTCTGCGATTTCCGGCTTTAGTTCCTCAAATACGCTGATAGTTGTATCTTCCAACTTCTCTTTTGTTACCGGAATAATAACGGCTAACTTCTTCGCCTCGATTTCAGGGTGAATCCAAGTAGCACCGCTTGTCTTAATTCTTTCACCCTCACCGACCCAGTAAGCACCCGGACCGTCTGTAAGTACGTTAAACTTCTTTTTCTCGTGTTTCATTTCCTCGACTTTCGCCATTCTTAAAACACTTGAACCCCTTGTCACCATTTTGATGATTTCTGTTGCTTGCTCGACAGGTACAAATCCTGTCAATTCATTTTTTAAATAACCCATTTATTTCACTCCTATCTTTGATTTTCTCTGATTATGTCCATAAAACTGCCTGTGTTGTGACCGCCACTGCCACCGTTTAAATCCGGTGTTTTGCCCTTTAAACGCTCGGTAACACCTGCTTGTACATCTTTGTCATAGCTTTCTTTTATCTTGTCAATAACCGCCTTTGTGCTATCCTTGTCCTCTACTACAATGTACTTTGCAATCTCGGCAGACAATCCGACTTTGGCAAGTTCTGTTTCGGCATATGCAACGATTTTTTCACGTTCAAACTCTGCCTTTGCTTTTTCAAATTCTTCTCGTTCCTTGTCGTCGTCCTCTTTTTTTCTTTGCTCGTTTGTCAACTTGGCTTTTCTCATGCCCTCGTTTTCAGCGTCCTTTAGCTTTTGCTCAAGGTCCTTTTCCCACTCCGCTTTTGCCTTAGCTATCGCTTCGTCAATCGCCTTTTGATTGTCGCCGTTATTCGGTGCTGGAGGCTCCGGAGGTGTCGGAGGTGTCGGAGGTGTTGGCTCCGTTTGTTTTGTTGGATTTGGTGTTGGCTCTGCCATTCAAATCATTCCTTTCTGAAAAATTGTATAAAAATAAGACGTATAACCCCACGTCTAACAGGGAGATAATCGGATCACCATTCCTTTCTTCTATGTGTATGTTGTGCCTATGCTCACACTATCACCGCCTTTCAATGTATCAAAAAAGCACGTCTAACAACGTGCTTTATATTTATCCTGTTTTCAAAAGTCTTTTCTTGCGAATATTATCTATATATGTCTTATACTCGCATTCACAACGTTTTAAGTCCTCAACTTGTTCTGATTTTGTCTGATGTCTACTTCGTTCAATCCTTAATCTTTCCTGTTCTTCCAAATACATTATTGTTTCGTCTATATCTTCACTTGTAAATCCCTCAAATTGTGATAAGTCAACAGGTCTGTCATCTATAAGAAAATTAGGCATTTAAACCACCTCCCAAAAATCTATTTTATGATTTTCTTTTAATTTCGCTAATGCTTTTAACTGTGCTTCTTTTTCAGAATAACCATTACTTGCAAACTTGCTTACGTATAGATTATATAACTCTATAGAAACTTCCTGTTCCGAAGTATACGAATACAAAGTTCCGTCGTGACAAGCAACAAAAGCTTTACTATATCCCTGTTCAAAGAAACAATTAAAATCTGTTGCACTCGGCGGCATACTTGCAGGGTGGGAATGTATGGCATAAATATTTCCATATCGTGCCAAAACCTTATTCCGACGTTTAGACTTAGCAACACCGCTTGTTTCTTTTTCATTAAGTGCGCTTGCTATAATTTCACCCGTATTACCGTCAATCCAATACATATCTTCAAACTTTGTGCCGCTTCTGTGCTTTAACGCCGCTTTTGCACAATCGTATAATGTTTTATTAACCGCTTTATTTTCACTTATATTATCAAACTTACGTTTATATTCTCCGCTTTCAATATAAGTTTTATTCACAAGTGTAACTTTATTTCTTCCATATCTTTGGTTTTCAAGTGCAACCGAACCACTCCTTGCTTTTATTATACCACGTTTTTCGGCATTTGCAACATATTTTAACGCATTTCTTTGCTCATCTGTCAAACCGCTTTTCCATTCGTTAAACGTCATATTGCCGTCAACCTTGTAATTCTCACCTGTCAGCGGGTCACGGGCGATACGACTTGACAAATTCACGTCTGCCATAACCGTAACACAACGACAGCGTGGGTGTATCGGTGGGAAGTTTTCGCCCTCAACGGCTTTATCTGTATCAAACACGCTACCGTCAAGATTACCGCAAGTGTCACACGTCAATTCAGACAGTGCCGCAACAAAACGATACTGTTTTATGCCGATTTCCTCATATGCCATTCTCTGCCCTTGGTTCATAAAATGTGCCGTTTCACTTCGCACAAGTGTTTCGGCTGATGTTCGTATTCCGCCTGGTGCAGTATCTTTGACGTAATCAATCAGCTTGTCAGTCATACGGCTTACGCTGTGACCGCTGATTATACCGTCCTCAATCGTCTGTCCGACTGCCTGTATAAATCTGTCGTTATGTATCCATATTCTTTCGCTGTAGTTGTGACCGTGCCACGGCTCGCTTAACACCATATTAACCGCTCTTTGCGGAACGAGTGAAAAATCAATTCCGCAGTTCAAACCTTTGGCGGTATCAAATATGTTTGTATAATACGCCGTTTTGACTGCACTGTCATACAGTTTCTTTTGCTCTTTTATAGCCTCATTCGCAACGTGCCTAAAGTAAATATATACATTACGTTTCAGCCCCTCTAATCGGCTAATTCTCGCTCCGTATGACTGTGCATTTATGCGGTTTAGAATTTCCTTTTTGACTGTCTTGTCGTCTGTTTCGTCGTACAGTTCAAGCAGTTCTTCGTACTGTTTGTCGCTGTCGGCTATACTCATCAGCCGACGTGCCTCTTTTTCGGGTATATCGGTTGAAATATAGGCTTTAAACGTTTTCTCAATGTCATTGTTTACATTCTTGATTGCTCGCTCATATGCCTTAATTACACCGTCCTTAATGCTGTCCGCTTGCGATTGTAAATATGTTTCAACTTCAACGGCACGTTTTACCCAATATGCCTTACTCTTCATTGTAGTTTACTTTCCTTGCCGAACTTTCAGCGATACGCATATCTTCGGCGGACTTTTCCGCTTGCTCTCTGCGTGCGATTTCAACTTCTTCCTTTGCGTCTGTTATAAACGGCAGACGCTCTAAAAGTGTTTCGTCAGACGCAAGACCTTTGAGGTAATTAATCATCTGTGCTATTTCAAGTTCGTTTGCAGGCAAGTTATATGTAAATCCTATATCAACTCTGTGCGACGGCACTTCTTTCATTGCGTTTAATGTCACTAAGAAATTGTTGTAAATCTCCAAACGTTTTCTCAACGTCTTAGCAAAATTACGTTCTTTGTTCTTGACGTGCTGTTCAAATCCCAACAGCTTATACTTTATCGCCACGCCCGACAAATTATTGCCGAAACTTTCGTCCGACAAATCAGGAACGTGTGACAAACGGTGTATATCGTCCTTGATGTCGTCACGCAACACCTTTGTATCAGCCTCGTTCAACACCTTTGATAGATACTCCGCCTTTGCATCACCGTCGCCCATTAAGATACGTTCTACCAATAATTTTTTTGCCTGTTCGGTGTCAAGGTCGCAATTACACAAAAACAACAGCGAATTAACGAATTGCTCTTTGTCGTTTATTCGGTCTGACATCAACACATTGTATGCGTCAATCTGCGTTATAAGCTGTTCAAAATCGCCCTGCATTTCCGTATTATTTCTGTATTCGATAATAGGTACATCAAAAAAGTAATGCGGTTCAACATTTTGCAATGACAATGCCGTATAGCTGTCAAGACCTGTGTATGTATATATAAACGACTCATCATACACACGACAAATACTGCCTGTGCAGTAGCCGTCAAGGTCGTATTTCTTGTAGTAATACACCGCAAACAACGGCTTTTCAAATGCCGACTGTGAGTAACATACAAATGTATGCTCCGGGTCCAATCGGACACTTCTCGGCTTGCTCTTTTCGTCCGCATAAATCAGTTCATATGCTTTGCCGTAAATGCTCATATTCTTTACGATTTCACTGTCAACACTCGGCATATCCTGTTCCAAATATTCGTTTTTGATTGCCTCAATATCGTATTCGTCCGACACCGCATACGTTACAGGATTGCCGACAAGATAACTCTGTGTCATATCCGTTATGTACTTTGCGTGATTACACATTATGCGGTTGTTTGCCACGTTTTTACCTCTTTTTCTGCGGCTTAAAATGCGGTGGTCGCCCATATAGTAATCGTGCAATAATCGGTATCTCTGTCGCTCTCGCTCGTGCCGTTCAATCAATTTCGTTATGATAAACGGTGTCACACCGCCCGCGACTATATCTTCATCAATTATCATATTCCGTACTCCTCTCTTGAATAGATTTTAGCTTTCTTATCCTTGCGCCAACTCTCAACGCCGTATCTCAGTGCCGCCATTGCGTCATCAAATACATTGACAGGTTCGTCCGTATATTCGCCCGACTTTTCATCAACTCGCCAACGCCATTGCTGTATCTCTTTGATTACATTCACGCAAGACGGGTGAATGTGTATCTTTCTGCCTTTTAACCAGTCAATCTGCGATTGTATGCTGTTCGGATTTTTAACAACTGCCCTTGCGCGATAGCCTGCCTTTCGCCACATTTTTATACGGTCCGGCTCTGCACTGTCGCACCACATTACAAGACTTTTGCTGAAATTCCCGTCAGCCTTAGTGATAATTTCGGTTGTATCCATTTCGTATACATACAGTTCATTACAAACGTAAATATCACCGTCCTTATAACCTAACGTCAATATGGCGTTTGCGTGATTAAATCCGAAGTCCTGTCCTATCGCCATAGCGTCAAAACGGCTCATATCTGTTTCAAATTCTTCAATGCGATAATTTGAGAATATCAATCCGCCTGTTTCGCCCCATTCACCCAGTCCGTAAATCCTGTAGCCCTCAGGGTCAACTTCTTTACGACGTAGCATACGTTGTCTGTATGCCTCGTCACAAAATCGGTTTGTTAAATATGTGCTTTGGTGCGTTAAGACGTTATCGTCCTGTATATCGAAAAACACTTTCTTTATCCAGTGACTTGACGATACAGGATTAAATGTCAATTTTATCTGATAAAAAAGACCGTCGGGGAGTTCACCTCTCAAACGGTCATCTATAATTTCAAAATCCTGTTGCACAAGCTCCGTAGCCTCTTCAATCCATACATCGGTTAATTTACCGTTTGCAAATGTGATTGATTTTAATTTTTCACGTTGCTTGTTATCGTTTACACCACGAAATATAATCTTGTTGCCGTTTATACAGGTGAACGACAACGGACTTTGCGTAACTCTCCACGCTCTGCCAACGCCCATACGGTTTATGGCTGATTCAAGCTCGGCAAATGTACTGTCACGATTTGTTATATCAGATTTACGCACACATACCAAATTACGCCCTTTGTCACGCATTAAACGCAATATGTACAGTTGTGCAGTATCAACACTCTTGCCACTTCCGGCACTGCCTTTCATTACAACGTAACGCTTTTTACATTGATGTACAGGTTTGAATATCGGATTGAACGGTACTGTTACTTTGTTCATTCGTCCTCACCACCGTAATCAATCTTAATGCTGTAGTCCATATCACCGTCAACGTTTAATTTGTCTGTGAACAATGCGTAGTATTTACCCAACATTTCCGCCGCTTTGTTTACGTCAGACACCTTTGTCGGTATTTCAACACATATCGGTTGCTCCGCCTCGTCAGTGACTTTCTTGCCCTTGTCGTCATAGTGTGATTTACGTGCTTTGCACGTCACAACAACTGTTTCGGGCTTCTCACGTCGCATAACAGCCGTAAGCGTTTTTAAGACCTCATCTTGTTTGGCGATAAGAGCGTCCTCTTTCTCTTTCAGCCGTTTTTGAATATATTCCTGAATTTCAGGTTTCTTCAAGTTCTCATTCCCAATCGAATACGCTGTCTTTTCCGAATATCCCGCTCTTAACGCCGCTTGCGTTGCATTCAAATCAATCAAATATTCCTCACAAAATAACTTTTGTTTTTCAGTCACTCTTATCACCTCACTTTCGCATTTTCCGATTAACTACATCGTATATCCGTTTTTTATCATCGCACGTTTAAACGCTTTGCGCTTGTGCCTACACTCGCACCAATTTTTATTATCCTCGTTCCATTTGCGTATGAACTTCTTACGTTCTCGTTCATATCTTCTATTGCGTAAATATGCTTTTATTCTTTCAAACATTGTTTTATCCTTTCCACCGCTTATATATCACTTATATCTATTTTTCCACTCATCAGTTCCGGCAACAGTGCGTCCCGAAGTTCTGCTAAATATCTGTTTTC